GACAACGAGCACTGGAACAAAGGCGTCAAGAACGGCTGGCTGCACTACGCCCACATTGACGACGCTCTTCTATTCAAGTGGCACACGATGGGCGTGAACATCAGCGAGCCGAAGGAGCTGCTCGAGATGGTGAATAAGCCGGAGTGGGCCTATTTGAAATGCACCGGGAAGGTCCATACGTGAGCGTGTCGCGTACCGCTCTGGCGTGGATCTTCGTCCACGCTATACGCCCGTGTCTGTCAGCGGGTGACGGTATACGACCATGCCCAGTGTGCGGGGTATTGCTCCAGTGGTATGACGACTACGGGTGGCTACATCTAACAGATGGCGATGCTGACTGTTGGGGCGCTCTCAGTTACGGCAAGGGGCCGAAACGCACATGAGCTTTCCGCTCCCCGTGATGTCTGTAAAGCCGCTAGACGATAAGGCGACGAAGGCCGACATCGACTGCGCGATAGCGCTCCAGTTCGAGGAGCAGAAGAAGCTCGAGGACGCTCTGGCGGTAGCAAACGGGGTGCTGGACGACGACCCTGATCATGCGATGGCACTCCTGATTGCCGGGCGCAGCTTCACGAAGATGAGCCGCTACGGGCTCGCCTACAACCTCCTCAAGCGCTCTCTCTCAGTTCAGGAGCGCTACGACACGCGCACTAACCTAGCCGCTGCCTGCATAGGCATGCAGCGCCTGGATGAGGCTCGGCGCTTGCTGCAGGAGGCACGGCGCATCCGGCCTAACGACGAGAAGACCCTCGCGCTCCTCTGCCTGCTGGCGGTGTACGACTGCAACCCGCGGCTCGCCATCGACCTTGGGAATAAGTCGCTTGGCATGAAGCCGGATCAGAAAGACGTGCAGGAGTCTCTCGGCTACGCACACCTCATGCTCGGAGACTGGCCGAACGGCTGGCATGGGTATGAGAACTTCATCGGTGCGTCGCGGTATCGCCCGCTCAAGCCGCCACATGCAGACTGCCCGTACTGGGATGGCACCGAGGACATTGATCTGTACGTCCGCGGCGAGCAGGGGCTGGGCGATGAGATCAGTTTCGCGTCCATCCTTCCTGAAATGATTCCTCGCATGAGGTCAGTCACATTCGACTGCGACGAGAAGCTCGGCGGGCTATTCAAGAGGAGCTTTCCAAATGCCGAAGTCCATTCGACTCGCAAATCTAAGCAGGACGATAAGGACTGGCTCGCTGGCCGCACATTCGACGCCCATTGTCTCATCGGCACGCTCGCCTACCACAGGCGACAGTCAACGCAATCATTTCCAGGCACGCCGTACCTCGTGGCAGATCCTGAAAGGCGTACTCAGTGGCGGGCGCTTCTGGACACGCTACCGGGTAAAAAGGTCGGGGTAGCGTGGACCGGAGGCTCGCGGGGCACGTTCTCCGTGCGAAGGAGCCTATCTCTGGAGACGATGCTGCCGATTCTGCGTACCGAAGGAGTGTCTTGGATATCTCTCCAGTACCAAGACCCAATGGACGACATCAGAGAGTTCCATGCGGATCATGGCATCAAGATCCATCACTGGGCGCGATGCACGGAGTCTAACGACTACGACGACACCGCGGCTCTGGTCGCGGAACTGGACCTCGTAATTAGCGTTCCGACTGCCGTATGCCACTTGTCAGGTGCGCTCGGGAAGGAATGCTGGGCACTTACGCCATTGCGCCCGACGTGGTTCTGGTGCCTAAAGGATGGCGCGATGCCGTGGCACTCTTCCATAAAAATCATCCGCCGTGCTGACGAGAACAGCCCGGAGAAAGAAGTAGAACAAATTCGGCTGATGCTTGAGGAGAGACTGTGAAAGTCTGCATTGGCTACGACATCCGTCAGCCAATCGCATTCCAAGTGCTAGCGCACTCCATATGGTCGTTCGCGTCCAAGCCTGTCGAGATAGTGCGCCTCGACATCAGACAGATGCCGATCAAGCGCACGAGCCTCACCGAGTTCACCTACTCGCGCTACTGCGTACCTTACCTGTGCGAGTACCGCGGGACCGCTCTATTCCTTGACGCTGACATGCTGGTGCTGGATGACATCTGGAAACTCGACGCCATCGCGAGAGACATGCCGCACTCTGTCTGCGTCGTTAAGAACCAGCTCAGATTCGAGTGGCCTAGTCTGATGTATTTCCACAACGAGCGTTGCCGCGCGCTGACGCCAGAGTACATCGAATCTGGAAAGCCTCAGACATTGCAGTGGGCAGTGAACGGAGTAGGAGAACTGCCGCCAGAGTGGAACCACTGCATCGGATACGACGAGCACAATCCTAACGCGAAACTAGCGCATTACACGGCCGGCGTGCCGTGCTGGCCTGAGACGGCGAAGTGTCGCTTCTCTGCGGAGTGGAAAACTATCGCCAAGGATGCGGCATCGACCGTGCCTTGGGCAGACCTGATGGCTAAATCAGTTCATGCAGAACTGGTCACTTCAGGAAGGATTGCCGCGTGAGCCTACGAATTCATGCCGGTTGCGGAGACAAGATTCTTGAAGGCTACGTCAACGTTGACATCGCTCCCAGCAGGCGCGGCATAGTGCCTGATGTGGCGTGCGATCTTCGCAAGCTGTCATTCGATGACGAGAGCGCAGACGAAATACTGTCGGTGCATGTCGTGGAGCACTTCTGGCGCTGGGAAGTGGATGCAGTTCTGAAAGAGTGGGTGCGCGTTCTGAGGCCAGGCGGGAAGATGATTCTCGAATGCCCGAACTTGATAAGTGCCTGCGAGCAGTTCCTCGCGGACCCTGACACTTTCTCATCTCCAGGGAAAAACGGGCAGAGAACGATGTGGGTGTTCTACGGCGATCCGAGCTGGAAGGACGCTCTCATGGTCCACCGCTGGGGGTACACGCCGAAGTCGTTAGCGGCTCTGATGATGGAGGCCGGGCTTGTGAACGTCAGGCAGGAGCCGGCGCAGTTCAAGCTGCGCGAGCCAAGGGATATGCGCGTGGTAGGGGAGAAACCTCGTGCATAACCAAGTGAGAAGCTTCGTCGCCGGGCACCTGGGGAAGCTGAAAGGCGAGGTTCTGGAGGTTGGCTCATTGAACGTAAACGGATGCGTGCGCGATCTGGTGCCGTGGGCCATCGGGACTGACATGCGCGCAGGGCCAAACGTGGATGTGGTCGTCCCGGCAGAGAACCTCATAGAGCACTTCGGAGAAAACGCCTTCGACGCCGTGATGACGCTGGATGCGTTCGAGCACATCAAAGACTGGCGGGCGTTAGTCACGAATATGTGGGGCGTGCTGAAACCTAACGGCTGGCTCGTCATCACGATGGCGAGCCCAAGCAAGGGGCGCCACGCCTACCCGGACGACTACTGGCGCGCGGACTGGGACATGATCGGCCAAATCTTCCCTGACGCCGACGACATGGGTTCACTTGGCGTGTCGATGGGGTGGACTGTTCGGAAGAGGCGCGCACTGCCTGACCTGTCGAAAATCGAACTCATCCCGGTCCCGTGATATTCGTCCTAAACAACAATTTCACGTCGAGCATCCTGCGCGGTGAGCACATCGCTGCTGCGCTGAAGACGAGGTGCTACTTCGGAGACCTGTGCGGCACGCGCAACGACAAGGTGGTGATCGTCAAGGAAGCCGACCGCGGGCTGGTTGAGGATGCCAAAGAGCGCTCGAACCAGATCATCTACGACGTGATCGACTTCTACGCCAAGGACCGCGTATGTCCTTTCGCCGATCTCGTGGATGTGCTCATCGTCCCCAACAAGGCGTGCATAGCGTTCTACAGGCAGCACTTCCCGAAGGCTGCGATGGCGGTTATTCCGCATCAGTGGGACTACAGGATTACCGGGAGCGCGCCGCAGGACTATTGCCGCGTTGGCTATATCGGCAAGGGGTTCAACAAGCCCGCGTTCTGGAACGGGCTGGCAGCTACGAACTCAGCGCAGTTCCTGCAAGCGGCTCCGATGCTGAACCTGCACATCGCGTTACAGAAGCGAGACGGACGCGCCGGGCCGCTCAAGCCTAGCACCAAGATTTCCACCGCTGCGGCTGTCGGCGCGAACGTCGTGACATGGGACGACCCTGGGGCGGTGGAACTGCTTGGGAGCGACTACCCGTACATGGTTCGTGACGGCGAGGACGCTCCAGAGGCGATCCACAACGCGCAGAAGAGTTTCGGGAGTTCTGTGTGGAAGCGCGCTCGAGAGCGCATGCGCGACGTGAAGGAGAAAACGTCGCTTGATGCAGTGGTCAAACTGTACCGACGCCTGGACGAAGGAGACAGCGCCATGCTTCTGAAGGAGGCCGCATGAGCATCACTACGCACAGTGAATTGAAGTCGCGCGCGTCAGAGTGGCTTAAGCGCGCAGACCTCAGTGCATACCTTGATGACCTGGTTATGGCCGGGGAGAAGTGGATCATGCGCAACGTCCGAGCGACGGAGATGGAAACGGCGCTCAACGTCACCATCGCTAGCGGCGTTGCCACCGTCCCTACCGGCTTCCTGGGGGCGAAGGTTCTCTACGTCGATGGCTCGCCAGCGAAACTCATCCGCCCGATGGGGCTTCAGCAGTTGTTCGAGAAGTACCCGGTGCGCTCTTCCAGTGGCAAGCCGAGTTTCTTCGCGCACAGCGCAGGCACGCTCGAGTTCGGACCGTACCCTGATAGCACGTATACGGTGAAGGGCACGTACTACAAGCGCCAGGGGCCGCTATCTTCTGCGGTCTACTTACTTTTCCTCAACAATCCTGACCTGTACCTCTTCGCGACGCTCTGCGAGGCCGAGCCGTTCATGAAGAACGACAAGCGCATCCCGGTGTGGAGGGACAAGCGCGACGCTATTGCCGTTGACATCAATACCGAGGCCCAGGGGATCGCATTCTCCGGCGGCATGACGATCACGCCAGCATGAGGCTGAACGTAAAGCTGAAGGGGTACGCGCCGGACTTGGACCCGGCTACGCCAGGGATATTCACGAACGCGGTCTCAGTTATTCCGTCAATGCGCGGGCACAAGGCAGCTCCGTCCCCGCAGGATACCGGGCTCGCGGCGTTGGCTGCGGCGTGCAAGGGCGGAGCGGTCATCAGGAAACTGGATAACTCTTCCAGGCTGTTCGCAGGCACAGCGACAGCGATGTATGAGAACGTCAGCGGCACTACGTGGACAGACCGCACGCGCGCCGTGGGAGGGGCGTATGCGTTGGGCGACGCGAACCGATGGCGAGTTGCACAGTTCGGAGACGCCACGCTTTTCGCATCCAAATCGGACACGCTTCAGTTCACCACAAGCGGGGCGCTCGCTAACGTCACTGGGGCGCCGAAGTCGGAGATCGTGGAGACGGTAGGCCAGTTCGTCATGCTCCTGAACACGAACGAAGCGACATTCGGGGATTCGACCTCGAGGTGGTGGTGTTCCGGCATAGGCGATTACACCGTTTGGACGCCAGCCATCTCTACTCAATGCGCTACAGGCTTACTAAGCTCATCGCAAGGGCCTATCCGCGCAGGCAGGCGACTGGGAGATTCAATGGTCGCCTACAAAGATAAGTCCATGTTCATCGGGCAGTACGTCGGCCCTCCGGTGGTGTGGGACTGGCGAGAAGTTTCGGATACGGTAGGAGCGCCGTGCCAGGAGGCGGTGGTTCCGATCTCCACTCGCGCCGGAGGTACTGCCCACATCTTCATGGGGTTCCACGACTTCTACTACTACGACGGCGCGCGTCCCATTCCGATTGGCAACCCGCTCAAGAAAACGGTGTTTGATTCACTGCAGAAGACATACCGCTATAAGACGTGGGCGCTGCATGACCCAATAGATTCATTGATCTACTTTCACTTCGTTTCATCGTCAGTCGGAGATATAGATGCCTGTGTGGTCTACAACTACCGCAAAGACGAGTGGGGTACTGATCCAAGGGTGATTGAAGCAGCGGTGGAGTTCATCACCGCTGGAGT